AGGGCCATCATGCCCGCCAGTGCAACCGCCATAATTCTTTTTTTCATCTTTCTCTCCTCCTTATACCTTTCTTTTTCTATTTAAGATATCCATATACACAGCGAATACTAATATGATTCCTGTGATGAAGAGCTGATAATGTGACTGTACTCCGATGTATGGGAAACCGATCTTAAGTACTGTCATGATAAACACACCTATAATTGTTCCAACGATTGAACCTACACCACCTGAAAGTGATGTTCCACCTATAACTACTCCTGCAATAGCAGTAGCACCTATAAGTAAGTCCTTACCTAGTTCTTTACGTTGAAGTATTTTACCTAAAACTACAGCGTAGCCTGCCATAGCAGATACCATAGATACCATAGTACCTACTTTAACTGTAGCTTCAGTAAAGTCCATGTCAGTATTACTAATGTCTTTAAAGGCACTAGCAATAAGTTTAATAGAACCTGCAAAGGCTAGCATCTTAGCTGAGTCTCCTAGTGACTTAGTAAGACCTCCTAATAGGCTTGTAGAGCCACCAGAAGCTCTTCCTGAGCCACTACTTCCTCCCCTACTGAAAGGGTTCTTAAAGTTCTTTAACAGCCCTAGAGTGCTTGATAATGCCCTTACAGAACGAGCCATCTTAGATACTACTAACCAACCTGCAGAAGCAGTAATAATACCACCAAGAATCTTACCAGTATTCTTACCATGATTATTAATTTTAGCAAAGCCTTTAGCTAGTAATTCAATCCCCTTACCAATAGGAGCTAGGTAAGTTACAAAGTCTTTAAGACCTTGTTTAAAGTCAAACTCTCCAAACATATCTTTAAAGAGTGACATTGCTTTACCTACACCTTTACTTACAAAGTTTTGAATAACATCACCATTCTCTGATACTGTATTCATTAACTTAACAAGTCCATCAATGGCAGGTGTTAAAGCTCCTGGTTCAAATGGAGTACCTACAAGACCTACAGTAAGGGATTCTCTCATGTTCTCCCAAGCTGATTTAAGGGTCTTGGTGTTTGTTGCAGCCTTTAATAAGGCAGGGTCTTGACCTACTTCATTCAATACCTTGATGAAGTCTCTACCTAGTACCTTACCTTCTTTCATGGCATCAGCTAGGTTATCAAAACCATATTCATCTTTAAACTTCTGAACAACCTTTTGCGTAGCTGTACCACCGATTGCATCTCTGATAGGATTCCAGTCTCTTGCTAAGACTTTACCATCTAGAGACATCTGTTTAATCTGTGTAGATACACGTTTAAGGGCATTAGAAGGGCTACTAGCAAGGGCTGAGATATTAGCAAGGTTTTTGGTTAGGTTATCAAAACCTCCAAACTCCTTATCAAATCCTGCCCCTTTTAATGCACCTGCCAAGTTAGTAAGCTCAGCTACATTGTACTTAGTCTGGGCACCATATTTAGATAGGTTTTTAAGTGTTGAGTTGATTTCTTTGTCACTAAGAGGATTGTCTAGTGACCTCATGTTGTTTACAAATTCATTCTGAGCATCATACAGCTCTCCTGCATCTTTAGCAAAGCTTTTACCAATGTTCAAAGCTCCCCTAGCAGATAGAGCCAATACTTTACTAGAAATCCTATCTAAGGCATTAGAGATAGCTGTAAGACCTGAAGTGTCACCTTGAATCTTAACAGTTCTATTCTTGTTTACCTTATTGTCAATATCATCTAAGTCTTTCTTAGCTTTATTGATATGTGATAGGTCAGCATTTACTTTAAAGGTTTTACCCTTAAGACCATTAAGGTCTGAGTTTACCTTAGTAATGCTTCTAGTGTCTGCATCTACCTTAACACTTACTGTCTTATTCTTAAGAGCTAGCAAGTCTTTTTGTACCTTAAGTACCTTATTACCATTACTATCAACATCAACTCTAACACGTTTGTTTTTAAGTTTATTGACAGTATTGAATAAGGCAGTAACATCCTTACTGTTTGTTACTGCCTTAACATTTATAGTAGTAGTACCTCTAGAATACTTATCTAACTTGCTCAGAAGGTCAGTAAGGCTCTTATCTACCTGGGAGGTAACTTGTACCCTTAATTGCCTTTGAGCCATACTCTACCTCTTTCTTAAGCTTCTACATAACGGTCATAGAATTTACCATTTCTACGAACAAAGGTAACTTCTAGTGACAAGTTGACTTCATCTGAGTTGTTGAACTCTTCAGAGTGTGAAGTGATGATACCATAGAATCTGAGGTATTCACGTTTACCATTAGTAGCTACACGAGGTACTGTGAACTCAGCTTCGAATGAATCAAGACGGTCTTCATTAGCTTCAAAGTGTTCTACTTCTTTTTCAGCATCATAAGTAACCAATACTTCACGGTTGATGTATTTCTTATTGACATACACTGTACCAAAGTCCTGAGCCTTAACGTTTGAGATAGCTACAAACTCGTTAGGGTCTACAGGAGTTACAGATGGTACTTGAAGTGGTTCAAGATATACACCATTACAGTTTTCTCCAAGGGAGATAATTACTGAGTTACAAGTTGGATACAAGTCAGCAAGTTCAATGTAACCATACTCAGTACCATTAACAGTTTTACCTTTAACAGTAAACACTCTTGTAGTTGGGATACCAGCTACAATAGTTCCACCTTTAGACTCCAATGGATTCAACCAGAAGTCATTAAGTGAACGAGTAGCACCTGAAATACTTGTAGTGATTTCAGTAGATGAAGGGTCATATCCTGAACCAAAACATCTAGCATCTGAAGCACCAAGTGAAATGTCATGAGTGAATGATTCCAAACATGAGATAAGCACGTTATCAGACTTGTGAAGCTCATTCTTACAAGCAATAGTCTTGATAGATGAAATACCGAATGGTTCTTTCACAAGAGCATCATTCTTGTCTTTGTGCTTGATTGTGTACTCTACATGGATACCGTCTTCTGAAGGAATCCATCCTGTACCTGTTTGAGATTTAATTGACAATGGGTTAGCAAAGTCAAATTGTGCTACTTGGAACACATCTGTAGCTAGACCTGCTCCTGTAAGTTCTACAGCGTATGTGTAAGAGTTTTTACCTTCTACATCATGCAAGTCTGAAACTTTAGCTTCAACTGTAACTGTATCTGAACCAAGGAAAGTAACATACAAGTAATGGAATCCAAAACCTGCTTTAGTGTAATCACCACGGATGTCATAGGTAACTGTAGCTTCACCTTCAACTGGTTTCACATAAAGTGTACCTGTCATGTGACAAGCCTTTTCATTACATCTAATCATGTCTTCAGGTGTAGTCAAGGCATCAAACGATTGAAACTCACCCTTAGTAATTTCACGATAGTTTTTAGTTGAAAGCTCAGTGTAGTAGTTAATCTTTTCAGATACTCTAACACCAATGATTTCATTTTTGTTTTGCTTAGCATAACCATACATAGGATGAGTAAGCTTTGGCATACAACCTTGTGTCATTACTTATCTCCTTTCTTTTCTTTTTTGTCTTCTTTAGCTTCTGCTTTAGCTACAGAGTTGAGCTTAGCTTCTGCTACTACTTGTCTAATTCCTGCAAGTTGTCGTTGAGCGTACATAGTACCATTCTCACCTGCAAGCTTTTGTCTAGACTCATAAAATGCGTCTAGGTCTAGTGGTTGTTCTTTAATCATCCACATTCTCCTACAGTAATTTTAAATTGTTTTGAGATAGTGTTTATCTCATCATCTACTTGTTCAAATGTAACTGGATAGTCGCTGATACTAACCACATTACATATCTTGTCTTCAAAGTTAGGTAATTTTTGTAAGTCTTGGAATATGTCTCGGTAAACTACTTCATTCTCAATATAAGACCTAGAGAACATCATAGCTTTAAGTCTTTTATCAACTTTATCTTCTAGGTCTAAGTTACCTTCAGGTGTATTCTCTAAGATTAACTCCTGGTCAGCAGAAATAGTAGTCCAATGGAATTTAAAAGTAATTAGATACTCACAATAACACTGTGAAGAGTAACCTACATTTGATACATCTACTGTTAATAGTGGAAGGTGAGCATTGAAATTTGACTTATAGAATTGAGCTGTAGAGAAATGACGATTAAGCTCATGCATAAAATTCTCATAACGAATGGTTGTATCTCTAGACATCTCATCTACAGGCTCTAGGATAAGGTCTAGAATATCTACACCATATTCAATAAGCCATCTCTTAATGTTAGTGAAAATCTTCCTTTTCATCCTGAACCTACCTCATTAATTGCTTTATCCAAGAAAGGGTTGGCAGGAGTCTTATAAGTACCGTCATGATGATACCTTGCATAATTCCTACCTCTAGGGTTTCTAGGGTCAGTTACAAGCAAGTCTTCATCAATACCTACATAGAAGTCCTCTCCACTCTCTTCTACTGTTACAGAGTCTCTTAAAGCCCCTGTATCAACATGTATATTGTTTTCTACTGCTACTTTTAATTCCTTAACTACAGTGTGTATTTCTTCTTCAATCCAAGCATCTATCTCAGCATCACCTGTTCTTCTTCTCCTAACCACAACTATCTTCCTGTGTGACTTTCATCTGCAGTAAGAGCATCCCTAACTCTTAGTTTATACTCTTCTCTTGATGTAAGTCTTTGACCACGGATGATTAGATAATAACAACCAGGCATGACTTCATTCTGTGATACTGCTAGAATCTTCCACCAATAACCTAAGTCAGGTTCATAGATGTAGTCTCCTAGGACAATATCATAGTTTCTTTGCTGGGATTGTCTCCAAACCTCAATATAGAATAGCTTATGATGTAGCTCTTGTTCTGTCTCATAGGTATCCTTACTAAAGTTCCTATAAGCATTATAGAACTGTACTACTTCTACACAAGTGAACTGGTTTGTTTGTTCCCAAACGGTTGAATCAATTTGCCTACCGTTATCATCATATTGTGGGTTAGTAGTTCCATGTCTAAAGATATAAACATCTTTAGCCATTAGATAACCTCTTCAAATGCTTGTAGCTTGTTACCGTTGACATAACTGTACTTATTCAAGAGTGCCTTACCTAACTCATCAGGCACATCATACTCTCTACCAAGGTAGAAGTTAAACTCTCTATCATGATAGAAGTATCTGTAAGGCTCTAGGAGAGCCATTTCAGTCCTACCAATAGAAGATTGACCACAAGCACTGCAACCACCTCTTCTAGTTCTTCCTGCAGGACTATTTACACCTCTATATCTAACTCTCATTACTTACTCTTTCCTACTGTAATTTGCTTTTCAGTCCTTAGATTATAGCTTCTGCCACAAAGAGAATATCTTCCAAGGCTATCTTTGTAAAAGTTATTTACTAACTGAGAGAAGAAGTATTCCTGTGAATCCTTATTAATCTCCCAAACATACTTAATAGTATCTACATCCTTTTGTACCAAAGAAGCCCCTGCTGATAGTCTATTGACATTAGCACAGTCACCAACACTCATGCAGTTATTGGCAATAGCAGTATACCCTGTAAGGTAATGACAGATTAAATTATCCCACTCAGGACTACTTAAGTCATAACCTGCTTCATATCTCATGACTAACACATTGTGAGAACAATTCTTATCACAAGAGTTGTCCTCAGTGTTCATAAGCTCATCTAGTCTGATAAAGAACTTATCAGCAATATCATCATAAGTAAACAAGCTTTTATCTAGAGGAACAATATTGACACCTCTAGAGCTGTACTGTCTTAACTCCACTGTAACCGTATCTAGATTAATAGCTTTCCAATATGGATGTACTTGAATACAAGTGTAGCTACAGAGTTCTCTATTTAGGTCTATTGTGTGGATTCTACAGCACTGCTCAATAGTTCCTCCTGCAACATCCCAACAAGTAATGTTACTAAGAAACCTAACAAAGTTACTCCAGATAGTATCAAACTCTTCCTGAGTAACTTGACTCATACAAGAACACTTGCTCTTAATGGCATCTAGTAACATATATCACCTCTTAGGCTTTAGGAACATGCACCATTGGGAATGGAACTTCACCGTCCAATGCACCCATGATACGAGTGTATACACCTGCAGAACAGTTAGCTGACAATGGCATACCTGTCAATAGGATGTTTCTAGCATAGTTAGCTGAGTGAGCTACCCCTGCATTTTCATAGATGTCACAAGCTACAAAGTTACAGTCTGAATCTGGTTCAAGAGTTGTACCTTGACGGATTTTATCTGCAGGAATGAGCAAGTCTTTGTAAACCATTGATACTTTAGTTACTGACAAGTCAATAATGTAAGCTTCAAATGTGTTGTTTACTTCCAAGTCTTTAGGTACATAGATGTCTTTGACAATAGGAATACCTTTGAATTTAAGAGTCACTGGTGTACCGTGGAAGCTACCAAAGTTACCTCTTTCCCAACCTGCAGGGAGTTTACCATTTTTACCTTCAACAACTACATCTGAAATAGCTGTGTGTCCTACTGGATGAACAAAGATAGCATAGTTAGTTGAAGTACCTTGGTTAAGTACATCAAGGATACATCCTGCTTGTGCAAATGCTCCAAGGATGTCTCCTGATTGAATAGGAGTTACTGCAGGGTGTGACATTACTTCTGCAATACCGTGGAAAGGTCTCAAACCTTTACCTTGGTAGTTAACCAAACCTTGTGCAATAACACGTTGTGTACGGAAGGCAAATGAGAACCATGCAATGTATTGCAATGATGCTTCATAAGTCATTCCTGCTCTTTGGAAGTAGTTAAGCAAGTCATTAGACTTGTACTTAAGAGCTGAGTTCATCATCTTGTCAAGAGTTGTTTCACAATCTTTCAAACAAAGTGAGAAGATTTTAGCTGAGTCAGCACAAGCTTGAATTTCAAACGGTGTGAAACAGCATCCTTGACCATCATCTGGGTCTGTTGTACCCCAAGTGTAAGTCTCAGTAACCCACTTACCTTTATTGTTTTTAACAAAGGTAGCGATTGATGATTCTGCAATAGATTCAAGCATTGAAGCTACCATTGGTGATGTGATGTTAAAGTCACCCAATGATGGCAATGCTTTAGAGTAGTCTTTAGCAATTCCAAAAGGAAGCTTATGACCTTCTCCTACATTTTCAATGTTTTTCTGAATTGCTGTAGCAAGTTCTCCTACAACTTCTTCAGTATAAATGTCATTAGTAACATTACTCATTAAATTTGTCCTCCTGAACGAATACCAGTATATCCTTTAGGCATCATGTTTGTAGGTTCTGCCTTTTGTGTAACTGATACTACGTTAGCTTCTTCACTGTTAAGCAATTTATTTAGTTCATCCACTACTGACTGTGATTTAGAACTTTTAGCTACAAGTTTTTTATTGTCTTTTTCCAAAGCTTCTACTTTAGCTTTAAGTTCTTCATTTTCAGCTCTGAGTGATTGAATTTCAGTAAGAGCTTGTGTAAGCAATTCTGTAGTTTGGTCTACAACTTCTTCAGTTTCTTCCTCAACTACTTCTTCTGCTTCCTCTACAACCTCTTCAGAGGTGTCTGGTTGCTCTTCTAAGCCTTCTTTTACCTCTTCAGGTGTATTTGTACCTTCTACCTCTTCATCAGCCTTAGAAGGCTCTTCAGGGGCTTCTACAACCTCTTCTACAGTTTCTACAGATTCATTATCTACAGAATTGTTTGCTAGAAGAGATTTTACCTTTTCAAAGAATGTCTTATCCATAGGAGTTCCTTTCATTTCATTTAGTAATTGTAAAGTCTCTAGCTGTTTCCCTGTAGTAGATACCATAGCTACAAGGTCTTCTACACCTTCTACAGATTCCTCTGCATCATTGAAGATATTGTCCACAAACCCTAGCTCTAAAGCCTGGTCTGAAGTAAGCCATGTCTCTTTGAACATCATATCAAGGATTTCATCTTCACTGAGACCAGTCTTTTTCATATACACTTTAGCAATTGATTTTTCAGTAGAGTCAAGCATGTTTAATGAGCGTTCAAGACTTAACTTGTCTACTACTTCTTCATTTCTAAAGTGTGGTTGGTGAATCATAATTTGTGCTTGGTGTGAGATATTTACTTCATCTGCTCCAAGCATAAATACTGAAGCAATAGAAGCAGATAAGCTTGTGATGTTTACCACAATTCTACCACTGTAGCTTGAAAGCATAGTGTAGATTTCACTACCTGCATTAACTGAACCACCACCTGAGTTGAGGTTAAAGGTTACTTCTTCACCACCTGCTTCAGCTAGTATTCTCTCAACATTTTTAGCTGAGATGTAGTCCTGCTCTAAAGCTTCCATGAACAAAGCACCTTCAGAATCAACTACTGTACCTGCTAGTCTATAAGTTCTCATGTTAGACCTCCTTAAAGTCAAATAGGTGTACTTCTAGTTTAATAACTCTTCCACCACAAGCTTGACAAGGAACTGGGTTATAAGGAACACCAATACTGTCTAACCAAGCACGGTTACTAGCATTGTCAGGGAATCTTTGAGTAAGTCTTTTAATAGACTTGATAAGAGCTACATCTTCAGTCTCATAAGTAGAACCATACTCAAACCTAACATTCTTAAGCTTAACAATATTACCATCTAAGTAATTTACTCTGAAAGTTTTACCTTCAGGAAACAATTTTGATAGTGTATATTTAAGCTTCATCCTTCTTAGTTCCCTTTACCTTTTTACTTCCAATTTCTTCAGGTGTCACTACCTCTGTAATTCCAGAATCTAGACCAAGTTGTCTTTCTCTACGTTCCTGAAGAGCAAGTTGGTATTCATCTGTAATTTGAGGAAGTTCTACCTCAACTTCTTTTTTCTTAGCCATAGATACACCTCTTAGAGTCTATCAATATCTGGTGACGGAGGAACAGGTACAGCACCATTACCACCTGGTGTAATAGCACCATCTTCTTCATCACCAATGTTACAAGGTTTACACCATTTGCATGGCATTTCTTCTTTTTCTTCAACTTCATTAGGAAGTCGTTTCCAAGTATCACCACAACACATGAAGATTCCTTGGACTTGCTTAGTAGCAGGGTCAGTGTAGTTAATAGCTACAGAACCTTGACCATCCCAAGCTGTCAAACGTTGTAGAGCAGTCTGAGCTTCAGTACCCTTAAGAGTAATTTTTTCTCCATTGTGAGTAAGCTCTACTTTAGCTGTGATTACTTTCATCACATACCTCCGATTATTTTAATTACTGGTTAAAATAGCTCATCTAAACTAATACCAGTAGATGTACCTGTGTTTTTATAGTGAGTAATCACTTCATACATCTGTTTTGCATCATCATTGGTAAGTTGGTCTTTAAAGTCATTGATGAAGTCTTGTTCTGATACATTCTCTACTTTAAGTACAGCATACTTATCAGCTTTTCCTTCTTTGACTTTACCAATTACATAGGACAGAACAGATGGAGTATAAATACTTCCTTGTGATTGCTCAGTACAAGCTCTATAGTCTACTACAATAGAGATTGTTTTAGCTTCTTTATTTACTTTGATACGGTTGATAAAGGCGATTGATTCATTAACTACAAGTCTTTCTCTTGGAGTTGAAGTCAAATACCCTTTACTATCAGTTTGTGGCACTTTAATAGCATTTCCTGCAGGTTCAAGACCATTTCTTCTAACTTGCTCGTCTAGCTTATTAAGCTCCACATAGTCTTCCATAGTGTATACTTTAGCATCATCAATTTTACCAAGTGATTTTACTTCACTGTACTTACCATCAAAGAACTCTTTCAAACTTCCTGACATTGTTTAATTCCTTTCATACATTGACATTAGTGCTTCCTGTTCAGGAGCAAACTTACTTTCTTTCTCTTCAGTAACCATTTCAGCTACCATATCTGCAGTAATATTGTAGATGTAGTTGTTTTCATAATGGATTATCTTAGGTTTATTGTCCTTCATGCTATCTTGCTGATAACCGAACTCAGTAACACCATCATTGTGTATACATACAAAAGATACTATTACCATTGGTAGAGACCAATTTTCAAATATATCTTTAGGAGATGTACCAAAGTGCTTACCAATCCTAAGACAGTAGGCAAAGTAATCATCAATAGGAGTATCATAGTATTTACTCTCAACTTCCTGGGATACTTTACCATTCACATCATCATAAACTAACTTCTGTACCCTACTCAGTGTCTCATTGAAAAAACCCTGAATTGTGGTCAATAAGCTGACTAGATAGAACTACAAGAGACTCATCACTCAAATATTCCATGTCATAGTCACTAATACCGAGTCCATACTGTACCAATGTTTCCATAGCATCTACTACTTCATCATTA